TTATAACAACTTTCCTATGCGGCCATTGAACTGGAAAACGCCTAATGAAGTATTAAGAAATTTTTGTGGTTCAGTGTAACATATGTTTGACAAACCTACAACGCACCTAAATATTGCTGTCTATTTCTATATTTGTCGTGTCCCAAAGTGGCTTAGTTGCGAAATCGGCGGATTTTTCTCTTGAATTCAGGACTCATCGCCGTCATATCTTCCGTCAGCATCAAATGAAGAAAGGAGCGTTACCAATAATGTCGAAAAAAGGCGAAAATATTTACAAACGCAAAGACGGAAGATGGGAAGGTCGCTATATTAAGTGTTACGATGGCGATGGTAAGGCAAAATACGGCTATCTGTATGGAAAAACCTACAACGAAGTCAAATCAAAACTCCGTGATATACAAGCGGATTTGAAGAATGGTGTTCTTCCTGTCAAGGGGACATCACCTCTCTACTCTGAAATACTTGCAGCATGGTTGCAATCAGCTCGTATCAATGTGAAGGAATCCACTTATATGAGATACAAGCATCTCATCGACCGACATATTATTCCGATACTCGGAAAATATCCGGTAAACAAAATGAGCAGTCAGTTAGTAGAGCGTTTTGTTGATGATAAACTCAAAAATGGTCGCTTAGATGGCGGCGGTGGTCTTTCTCCCAAGACAGTCACAGATATAATAACCATCATAAAAAGCTCAATGGATTACGCCTCTTATAACGGGTTCGCAGTTGCGTGTAATTTAAGCAAGCTGTCTGTCAAGAAAAATGAGAAAGAAATGCGTGTCTTAACCATCCAGGAGCAGAAAAGCCTTACTTCGGTGCTGCTTAGTGAAACAGATCTCACAAAACTCGGCGTTCTCCTTAGCCTATACACCGGCATCAGAATAGGCGAGCTTTGTGCTTTGCGTTGGGAAAATCTCAGCATAGATAGTAAAACATTGAAAGTTCGTGAAACTATGCAGCGAATACCAAGTACCGAAATCTGCGAAAAAGCAAAGACGCGGGTGGTCATTACAGAACCCAAAAGCAAATGTTCCAATCGAGATATACCCTTGCCCGATTTTCTGTTGGACATTGTTAAGGAGCATCAAGCCTCCCCGAAATCGTTTGTATTAACCGGAGAACGGAACAGTTTCATCGAACCTCGCACCATGCAGAATCGTTTTCGGCGATATGTGGAAGAAAGTGGTATCACCAAAACGAATTATCATGCGCTGCGGCACACATTTGCGACGAGGTGTGTCGAAGCAGGGTTTGAGATAAAAAGTTTGAGTGAAATACTCGGACACGCAAATGTAAATATAACTTTGAATCGCTATGTCCATTCCTCTTTTGATTTGAAGTGCGACAATATGAATAAACTCCATATCGTTATTTAACGCCGTCAAAAATATGGTCAAAAACCCCTGGGAAGCCTTATCGCCAAAGGATTTCCAGGGGTTTTCTCATCAAGTAACATACTTCACGAAACAGATATCGTCTTTGCAGGCTGAAAATGTCTGCTTTTTTATTTTTCTGCTGTGTTTATAACGAGCAATCCTTTACTGTTTGCATACTCCACGGTATATGCCGTTCCTCCTGTTTTTTCGGTTAAATAGCAAATACAAGCACTACTATTATCCACTAAATGACGATTACGCTTGTGCATACATTCTTTGGTATATTCACGAGAGATGTAAACAACCTTATCGGCGTTAGTTTTTATAGCTTCATATATGCTTTTATCATCAGAACTCCAAGAATCCGCTTGGGATAAACACGGTAGTACCAAGATGAGCTTAATCTGAGGATAGTCAGATTTCAAATCTAATACAGTTTGTGCAGCAAGCGTGTCAAAGCCTAAAGCTCCTCCTGTACCGAAGTAGAGATAACCCTTATCTATCAATTCAATAATTTCTGTTCTCAACCGTCGAGCGAGTGATGTCATTCGTTTCGGTGGTATTTTTCTGTGCCCAGTAAAGCACACGGTTCGCATATTCAACTTCATCATCTCCAAAGCAAATACTAAAAACACAAAAATTTTAATTGTAATACTCATAGTATATCGCAGTCAAGAAGCAATATCAATAGTCTATGGAAATTTGATAACAATATTTATAGACTGTATACAGGAGGATGTATTATGAGTGAATTATCTAAACTTATCGGACAACGTATCCGTAATTATAGAACTCAGCAGAAATTGAGCCAGGAAAAGTTGGCCGAGTTATCTGGATGCCACCCAACCTATATAGGTCAAGTGGAACGAGGCGAGAAAAACGCAACTCTTGAAAGCATTGAAAAGATTGCATCAGCGTTAGATGTTTCTCTTTCTCAACTCTTTGAAAAACTTGGTGATGGAGAAGCCGCTGACAGTATTCCTCTCAAATGTTATGAGTTCTTATCTGCAAAGACAAAGGCGGAACAAGAGCATCTTTATCGGATGCTTGTTGAAATGGACAAGTACAAGAACAAATGAGAATTAAAACAAGAAAAGACCGTAGTGGTATGGCAAAATAGCCAGTAACCATTACGGTCTTTTTTGTTATGGGAAGCAACTTGCCCATTCGTTTTTACTATTTTCAGTAGACATACTTAGATTGCCAAGACCTATATTGTTGCATCTATGTTCGATCAAGAAATATGGGACGAAAAATGTTCCTTTCAAGATTTATCACATCATTCATAAAGGTCGATTGCGATATAGATTCGTTGTTTCATACTTCGGTTGCCCCTTTCATCAATGTATATTTTATCTCAAAAAATTGCTTCGATGCTCAATTCTGCGAAGGTCGTAGCCGGTCTCGGCAAGATGGGCAATCTTTAGAGCCACAAGGTTAATGTCAGTCATCATAGCCCTGGCGATTTGCTCCGATGTGTAATTGTAATGATATATGTACTCAAGGATTTCATTCGTATCAAGCAAAATCTCAGAAGCGACAATATTCGCTTCGTACTCCGGCTTCGTTTCCATATTGTACAGCATAAACTCCTTGATTGCTTTGCCCTTTACAAGATGGCGATGCAGTTGGTCGTGACCAATTTCGTGGGCACAGACAATTCTCTGCATTCTTTCGTCCAACTCTTGATTGATGAAAATGAACCGGTTGCGTTTAATTACCTTATACATTCCTTTTAACGGTCCGAAATCATCGCAAAACAAGACCTCAATACCCAGCTCTTTAGCAATCTTGAAAGGGTCTCGTGCCCCACAGCGTTTTACAAGTGAGCTGCCAACCTGGGATAGGTATTCAGCGGTCATAATCCCACCTCCAATCGTGGAATAGTTTATCAAACCTTTTGTCCTAAATATGGATTTATTCGGTGTCGGTCTCTTTGCGGTACTTTTTAGGTGTGTATTTCTTGTTTTTCTCTTTGGCAATCCAATAAGCATCGTTGAGTGCTTTCATTGCACCCTCCAGAGCTTCTTCGCTCAAAGAGCCACCGGCAAACATACCCGTTACTTCGCTTACAAGTTCGTCAATGTCTCTGGCAGCTTTAGCTCCGCCTTTTTCGTGAGCTTCCGCAACTATAATCCCACTACTGCCCAAAAGGTATTCAGTTGTTGTATTGAGTGCATCGGCAATCTTCTGAACAACTTCAATTTGATAAGGTTTGCGTGAACCGAGTTCGTAGTTTTGGATGGTACGGGTTGAAACACCGGCTATTTTCGCCAGCTCAGCCTGCGTAAGATTTGCTTCGCCTCTTTTTTCTTTAAGTCGTTCTTTGAAAATCATAAGGCACCTCTTTCTAAATTTTTTTATTAACACGAACACTTTTTCACCCAAACTCATTGACGCGAAAGAGTGTGCATGTTAAAATATAGTCGCAAACACGCAATAGTGTTCGTGCAATTATCATACCACGCGAAACTGCGTGTGTCAATATTTACACGAAAGATTGTTCGTGTAAAAGTTTAACTTTTTTTGTGAACGGAGGTCAATTATGCTTAGTGTTCGTTGCCGAAAGGCTTATGTGTCGGTCAATGTTGACATCGACGAGGAAGGTTGTATTTATCCCCGCTTTATTCGATGGCAGGATGGTCTGATATTTCAGATTGACCAGGTGTTGTATAAATGCCGTGCTGCTTCAAAGAAGGTCGGCGGTGGTGGCATTCGTTATACCGTCATGATTAGAGGAAAGGAGTCCTACTTGTTTCATGAAGGTGATAAATGGTTTGTAGAAGCAAAGGAGGCTTGCCGATGATTTTATCCCACGCAAAAATCGAAGAAATTGCCGCAGCAGTTATCAAAGACTTTAATCTGTTTTTCTTTGGCGAAAAAGCGAGCGAAGCAAGGTCAATGCCGCAGGGAACTCCGATTGACCAGTTTGCCAGCGAATATCTCCACTTGAAAATCTCTTTTGAAAAATTATCTGTGGATGGAAGCCTGTGCGGACTGACTGCGTATGAAGATACCGAGTACGCCATAGAGGAAAACGGCGTATCTCGAACAATTCCATTGAAAAGGAATCAAGTTTTACTCGACAGCAGTTTCATAGCACCGGGTAATGTGAGAAAGCTGTGTGGTAAACGCAGATTTACATTAGCTCACGAATGTGCGCACCAGCTCCTGTTTCATCTTGAATCTGAGGATACGAAAGCCGCTTGCAGAAAGCTCTATGCGGAACGCTGTACATATTCGTTGAGGGATTTGAAGTCAAACGAGGATTGGAATGAGTGGCAAGCAAATGCTCTCGGTGCAGCTATTCTGATGCCGCAAGAGGAAGTTGAACTTGCCATGTGGCGTTTTGCCTCTATGAATCCAATTCAGAATTTTGAGGGATGGCTTCTGCAAAGAGACAAGATAATTGTAAACATGATGTGCGAAACATTCGGAGTATCCAAAGCTGCTCTTTTAATCCGTTTGCGCCACTTGGGATATTTAGTAGACCTGCCTCACTCGGAATACAAGGAGCCTTGGGAGGTGTGGGCATGAAAAAGAATATCCGAATCCAGGAACCATCACAGGAGATGCAGCAAAAAATCGTCCGGGCACGAATGGCAATCGCATCTCAAAAAGAAAGAACTATAAAATGTCCCTATTGCCTCCATAACGCAATCACCGTGTATGAGGATACAAGAGGTCATGTGGAAGCTAAATGTAAGAAATGCGGAAGAATAACCGTTTTCAATGTTCTCAGTATGAGAAGGCTTCGTCATCACTTGTCCAAGTAATAGAATCAAAAATTGAATAAATCATAGCTGAGCTGTGGAGCCGCCTGATTGGTGTAGTCATCCCAAGAGCCGCATGAGACAGAAATACCCCTGTATTTCTGTTTTATCGGCACGGGAATTGTGACCATCAATCATGCGGCTCTTTTTTTACCTTTCTGCTGCTTCTGCCAGCGGAAAGGTTTTTTATGTTTTATCCCTGTTATCGCCGTACAGTACACCGCTGTCGTGGACCTCCGCTTGGATTTTTGACTTTTATCCAAAATCAAAAATTCAAAAAACGGAGGAACCAATATGTCCAGCAGATTTAACAGAATAAGCATTTATGCCCTTAACAAGAAAGACCCGGATGCCATTGTGTACCCGACCGCCGATGGAAAGACTGTCCGTGTTACCCGTGAGGACTTTCCGAGTGAGGATGCTTTTCTTGCGTTCAAGGCTTGGTCTGACGAGAACTTCCACGAGGAAGAAAACCTCGACCACAGAGAAGCAAATCATTCGCTGTCTATGGATGATTTGTCCGAAGCAGCCATTGCTGTTCCTGCGGTCGATGCAGTTATAGAACATCAGCTTCAACGAGCAGAGCAATGCCGTATGAACTCGGATATGGTTGTTAAGCTCAAGGACAAGCTCACAGATAAACAGTTTCGTAGGCTCTGGCTATATAGCGTTGAGGGAAAGACTGAGAGCGAGATTGCCTACATCGAGGGCGTTGATCAGCAGAGGATTTCCAAGTCGATTCTTGCTGCAAATAAAAAAATCAAAAAAATTTTCCCCAATGAGTAAAAACAGGGGGTAAAAACGCCCCCAAAACGGCGATAGGTGAAGGAACAGTTTTCTGAGTCCTTCACCGCAACGAACGATGTTACTTAAACCCGTTCTTGCAGCGGTTCCTTGACAACTGAATAGTCACTCATCAGATACATTCCTGTGTTTCACGAGCTACGGCAGGGTGAGCGCCACGACCCTCTATTGAGGCGAGCGATAAATCACCATAACCTGCAAGATTCGGTTTGCTACCGAACCGGCGACGACGGACACAGGGCTAACGATACTTCTGTAATTCGCGGCCTGGCCACAAAGAAGGCGGGGAGGTTCAATTCCTATGGAGCAGCTTCGCAAGCTGCCGTCTGGTGAGTCCCTTTACCGGGGGATGAGATAAATACGGTAATCAATGTATTCAAGGAAGCGGACGACTTCGGTAGTTCGCTTCTGTACATAGCGTGTAAGGAGGACACTATGGAATTAAGAATAGACCCGGATTTTGAAAGCCGGATACCACCACTTACCGAAGATGAGTTCATTCAGCTTGAAGAAAACATTTTAGCTGACGGCGTTATCATCAGCCCCATCATCGTATGGGGCGATGTAATCATCGACGGACACAACCGTTTCCGTATCGCACAGAAATATCCGCACATTGAATTTACGACCTGTGAGCGTAAATTCTACGACCGCCATGAAGCTCTTGCATGGATTTGCAAAAACCAGCTTGGACAAAGAAACCTTACCTTTCGGCAAAAGAAATACTTGATAGGTAAGCAGTATGAATCCGAGAAGGCTTCGCATGGTGGGGACAGAAAAAGCAGCGAAGTGAAATCAAGTTCCCAAGTTGGGAACTTGATTTCACCGGAAAAGACCTGCGATAGAATTGCCAACGAATACGGCATAAGCAAGAACTCCGTTCTCCGTGCCGGAGCATTTTCAAAAGCGGTAGATATTGCTGATGAGATTGACCCAGGTATTCGCTCGGAAATTTTCGCAGGAAAAATCAAACCCACACAAGATGATGTGGACGCTCTTACAAAAGCCGCCCCGGAAGAACGACCGGCATTGGTTGAAGAATTACGAAAACCACCGGAAGAAAGGAAAAGGCTGCTTCCCGAAAGGCATCTGCTGACATTAGAGGAAATTGCGGCAGAACTGCCGAGTGAAGGCTGCCGAGGAACACCGGAAAGTATGCTCTATGAATTAGAGGATGCTCTGGACACCTTTTTCTTCCGTTGGTCTGTATGCCTCAGCCACAACAAAGATTACTTCTTAGCAAAAAAGCATAATCCCAAAGTCAATAAGCTCGCACAGAACGGGCTTGCCTATCTTAATCGAATACTTAAAGGAGAGATTCCATTATGACAACTAAGACAAATAAGTACAACTACAAAACCATCTTTATCCCCGCCTCTCAGCTCATCAGCCCCAGGGAAACTTATCAGAGAGAACTTGTTTCTCCTCGTGCCAAGGAAATCGCCGGTAAGTTTGACGAACGTATCGCCAACGAACCCAAGGTCAGCTACCGTGACGGCAAATATTATGTCTTTGACGGACAGCATACCATCGGTGCTCGTATTCTCGTCTCCGGCAATAAGGACGTTCCCATCAAGTGCAAGGTGTACTACGGCATGGACGAACAGGAAGAAGCTCTGCTCTTTGCACAGCAGAACGGCGTCTCTGCTCCGCTGACTGCCGGTGCTCGTATGAGAGCAAAGATTTTCGGTAAGGACTCCGAAGCAACCGCTTTCTATATGGCAAATCTTTCCGTCGGACTTGCGCTCGATTTTGACCACAACCGTGGGCTTGAACGCATCGGTTGTATCAAAACTGCGTTCAATGCCTACAAGCGCATCGGAGAGGAACGGTATATGGAGGCAATGAAGATTTTGAAAGCGGCGTGGAGCGGCAATCCCGATTCCTTCAGAACGGAAAATATCATCGCTATCACTTACTTCGTTGACCGCTACCACGACGAGTATTGTCCCCAAAGGCTCGTGACTCAGCTCCGGTCTACAGACCCCTTGAAAATCTACAGAGACGGACGAGCTGTTGGCGTAAATCTGACAGGTTACAAAAAGTACCTGTTTCCGCTGCTCTGCATTTACAACGAAAACGCCGGCAAGAACGAACTCCCGATGAAATTCTAATATATACCCCTGTGGCGACTGCAATCCGATTGCGGTCGCTTTTACATATCCATTTTGGGAATGTAGAAAGGAACTTAGCTTATGAAAGAAAACTGGATTTATCGCCGTGGTGATATTTACCTTGTTGACCTCGGCAAAAACATCGGGTCCGAACAAGGTGGCTGCCGTCCGGTGCTATTGCTTCAAAATAACGTGGGCAATCACTATGCACCGACCCTTATCGTCGCTCCCGTATCTTCCCGTTACTGGAAGAAATCAAAGCAGCCGACCCATTCTCTCATTGAGGGGATCGAAAACTTAAACAGCCCTTCGGTGGTTCTGGCAGAACAGATTATCACCATCGACAAGGTGCGTGTAATGAAATACCTGGGTAAAGTACCGGAGGTTCAGATGCAGGGCATCAACAAAGCGGTAAGCATCAGCCTCGGTTTGGAGCAGCCCGATATTACACGCATTTTGGCTTGAATTTCTGCATAGTTATGAACGAGACCGAGAAGGAGGGCTGTTATGCAATCTGCATCCATGATAAATATGAAAAATATCGACCTTAACACAGTTGACCGAGATGCGCTGGTGGACATCCGGGATGTGAAGGTAAACACGGCACTTCCCAAACGGGAACGTACCATTGATTTTATCCGCCAGATTGGAAATCCCTACTGTTATAAGCATGGCAAATATGTCGTAAAGGTCGGTTTCTCGGATACAGAGGTATCTTTGGAGGAACGCCTTGCAGGATACATTCGCTCCAAGTGCTGACATCCTCGACAGAATGGGACAGAAACCGTAAAATATAAGCAGGACTAAAGCGACGCTCCGTCTCGGTAGTTTTGCTCATTACAGAGAAAAGGAGTGTGCCATTATGCAGAATACGCAAAATAAGATTTGGAACGCCACCCTTTATCTCCGTCTGTCCCGTGACGATGGCGATAAGGAGGAATCCAACAGCATCACCGGGCAGCGTGAGCTGCTCCGTGATTACATATCACAGAGACCCGAATTTCGGGAGTATGCGGTAAGAGTTGACGACGGTTTTTCGGGTTCGACCTTTGAAAGACCGAGTTTCCAGAAGATGATTGAGGACGTAAAAGCAGGACGAACGGACTGCATCATTGTCAAAGACCTCTCCCGTTTTGGACGTAACTATCTGGATGCCGGTGAATATATCGAAAAGATATTCCCGTTCCTCGGCGTTCGTTTCATTGCCGTCAACGACAATTACGACAGCCTCGGAGATAAGAAAGCCTCCGACGATTTGATTATTCCGTTCAAAAACCTCATAAACGAAGCCTATTGCCGTGATATTTCGGTAAAGATTCGTTCTCAGCTTGAAATCAAGCGTAAGAACGGACAGTTCCTCGGCTCCTTTGCCACTTTCGGGTATCTGAAAGACGAGCAGAACAAAAACAAGCTGGTGGTTGACCAGTATGCCGCCGATATTGTCCGTGACATTTTTAAGTGGAAATTAGAGGGTGTCAGCCCACAGGACATCGCTGACGCTCTGAACAAGCTCGGTGTTCTTTCCCCGATGGAGTATAAACGCTCCCTTGGGATGAAGTTCACCACTTCATTTAAGACCAATGCAAAAGCCGTATGGTCGGCGGGTACGGTCATCCGTGTTCTGAAGAACCCCATCTATACCGGCGTTCTTGTGCAGGGCAAGGAGACCACGCCCAGCTATAAGGTACACAAGCGTGTTACCAAGGATGAAAGTGAGTGGACCGTAATAGAGGACAGCCACGAAGCGATTATCTCAAAGATTGATTTTGACAGCGTTCAAAAGGTGCTGAAATGTGATACACGCCGTAGTCCTGGCGGCAAAGAGGTCGGACTATTCAGCGGAATGATTTTCTGTGGTGATTGCGGTGCAAGTATGGTTCGAAAGACCGTTCCTGCAGGCGAAAAGAAATATGTATATTACGTCTGCTCCGCACACAAGCAGGATAAGAGTTGTTCGCCCCATCGCATCAGAGATAACGCCTTGGAAGATATCGTGCTCGATAGTTTGAAGCAGCATATCAGCGAAGTTGTGGATATGAGCGAGCTGTTGGAGATTACAGATACCGCCCCTTTAAGAACAGCACAGGCTCAAAAAATACAGCGACAGCTCGACAAGAAGCACGAGGAATATGAAAAGCTCCAAAAGCTGCTGATGTCTCTGTATGAAAATCTTGCAGACGGCATCATCAACCGTGAGGAATATACACGGCTGAAAGCGAGCTTTACGGCTCGTGCCGACGAAGCTGAAAAGCAGATGGACGCTCTCAGAGAACAGCTTGAAGATATACACAACCACGGAACGGAAAACGCCTGGATGAATGAGTTCATCAAAAGGCAGGGACTTACAGCTCTTGACCGTGCCGTTGTGGTCGCACTGATAGATAAAATACTGATTCATTCAAACGATGTGGTGGAAATCATCTATCGTTGGCAGGATGAATTTGCTTGGCAGCTTGACATTCTTCGGAGTGCAAGATTGCGGGAGGTAGTATAAATGGCAAGGACAAAACGAAAGACAAATCCTCTTGTGCAGGAAGTGGAAAGCTGCGCTCCTGCGAGGAAAATATACAAGACAGCCGCTTACGTTCGCTTATCCGTAGAGGACAGCGGCAAACCCGGTGCGGATACCATTGAGGGACAGAAAGCCCTGCTGACTTCCTTTATCGAGAGTAAATCCGATATGGAGCTTGTTTCTGTGTTCTGTGACAACGGACGAACCGGCACAGATTTTGACCGTCCTCAGTTTGAAAAGATGATGGAGGAAGTCAGAAAAGGTCGTGTGAACTGCATTGTAGTCAAAGACCTGTCCCGTTTCGGTCGTAATTACAAGGAGACCGGAAACTATCTGGAGCGTATCTTCCCATTCCTCGGCGTTCGCTTCATCGCCGTCAACGATAACTTCGATACGCAGACCGCAGAGAGAACCCAGGATGGATATATTGTTCCGCTGAAAAATCTCTTCAACGAGTTTTACAGCAAGGACAACTCCAAGAAATCCGCTTCTGCACTTCATGTCAAACAGCAGCGTGGCGAGTTTATCGGAGCCTGGGCACCCTATGGGTATCGTAAAGACCCCGAAGATAAACACCACCTTGTTATCAATGAAGAAACAGCTCCCACCGTCCGCCAGATATTCAAATGGCGTTCCGAGGGTATCAGCGTGGTACAGATTGGGCGCAGGCTTAACGATGCTGGTATTCTTTCTCCCTCCGCTTATCTCTATGAGACAGGCGAAGTCAAAACCGAGAAATACAAAGGTGTGCTGTGGCATACGCAGATTATCAAAAGCATTTTGGCACATCCCGTTTACATAGGTCATATGGTTCAAGGCAGAAAAAAGCAATCCTTCTACGAGGGAAAGCGACAGACCTGTGTGGACGAAGCCAACTGGATTATCGTCCGTCATACCCACGAACCGATTATTGATGAGGAAATCTTTGAAAAGGTACAGCAAATCGCCAATCAGAGAAAGAGAGAATACAACGAAAACCTCGGCAAATTCTCTCATTTGGAGCACAGCGAGAACATCCTGCAAGGGCTTGTGTGGTGTCCGAACTGTCAAAGACCGTTGATTCGATACAAGAACGTAAGCCACGGCAAAAAGCTGTGGTACACCTTTATCTGCCCCGGTCACGCAGACGACCCGAACCGATGCTCCTTTGTGAGTATCCGAGAGGATGAGCTGAACGAAGTTCTGTTCACGGCAATACAATCTCAAATTCAGATTGCCGCCGATTTGGAGGAGATTATCAAGCGCTTGAACGCAGAACCGGAATACCGCCGTCAGCGTTCCGATGTAGCATCCAAGTTAGAAGCGGCACGGCGCACTTTGAAGCGAAGCCAATCTCTGTATGACAGCCTGTATCAGAACTATGTGGAACAGCTTATGACCGAGCAGGAATACGTTACGCTCAAAGCAAGGTACAAGGCAGAAGCAGAAAAAGCTGAACAACTTATTGCCACATTGGAGCAGGAACAGATTGAAAGCAAGGTCTATACCGCAGAGAACCGTTTTCTCACAGAGTTCCGTTCTTTTATGGGAACGGACACGCTTACAAAAGAAATGGCGTCGGCACTTGTGGAACGCATCTATGTGGATGCAGACAAAAACATTGATATTCGCCTGCGTTATCGGGATGAATATATGGCACTGTTGAAATTTATCGAAGGGAGGGCTGCTGTATGAGAGTGGCGATGTATCTCCGCCTGTCCAGCGAGGACGGCGACTTAAAGGATACCGGCAAAGCCGAATCCGAAAGTATATCCAATCAGCGAGGTTTGCTGCAAAATTTCATTAGCAGCCGACCGGAGTTCAGTGGTTGGGAAATCTCCGAGTTTTGTGACGACGGTTGGAGTGGCAAAAACTTTGAAAGACCGGATTTTCTCCGAATGATGGAGCAGGTCAAGCAGGGACAAATCCATTGCATCGTAGTCAAAGACCTTTCCCGTTTCGGGCGTGATTATCTCGTGGTCGGTAACTACATCAGCCGTGTGTTTCCGTTCCTGGGTGTTCGCTTCATCGCCGTCAATGACGGTTTTGACAGCTCCAGACCGCAGGACATCGACAGCCTGGATACTTCTTTCAAAACGCTGATTTATGACCTGTACAGCCGTGAGCTTTCCGGTAAGGTCAAAAACGCCAAGCGTATGCGAGCAGAAAAAGGCTTGTTCCTCAGTCCATTCGCTCCGTATGGGTATGTGAAAGACCCAGAAGATAAAAACCGCCTCATCATTGATGATGAAGCGGCAGACATTGTTAGGAAGATATTCACCTTGACGTCAGACGGAGTAAAGCCCGTTGAGATAGCGGCTATGCTTAATCGTGAGGATATTCCCACGCCGATGCTTTACAAACGGGCTGCGGGATGTTCCCGTGACCGTTGGCCAAGCATCCACGAGGAAAACTTCTGGACACAAAGCAACATCTTCAAAATCCTCCGAGACGAGCGCTACATCGGCAAGTGCGTATATGGCAAGCGTGAGCGTGATATGGTGGGCAACTGGCACACAGTAAGAAAAAGCAAATCCGATTGGATTGTGGTTGACGAGACCCACGAGGGTATTGTTTCCAAGGAACTGTTTGAGCAGGTGGCGAGCCGTATGAAGGAGTACAAGGAATTTGTTCCGAGTACATCCCAAAGAAATCCCCTTCGCCGCAAAGTGATATGCGGAACGTGCGGTTTTGCGATGGCGCTGTCCAATACGAAAAATGCAAAATACCATTGCCGTACATCCCATCTGGAAACAGGTTTTGATTGTACCTCCGAGGGTATTCTGCAAGCGGATATTCACGAAATGGTCGTGACCTTAATTTGCACCTATGCCGCCTATGCGGTCAGCCTGGAGCACCTTCTGTTATTGCAGAAAGAGCGCATACAGGCAGAAAAAAAGCAAGCCCGTCGAGAGCTTGCGGTATTACAGAGCCGAAGAAATCAGTTTGAAAAATCTCTCCAGGATTTATATGAGAAGCTGATTGACGGGACCATCGACAAAGAAACGTACCTATCCCAAAAGGCAAGCAACCAGGCACAGATGCAGGAGCTTACCGAAAAGATGGGGCGTCTGGAAAAGTCCTCGCAGACCACAACCGAGCAAGGCGGAGCCTTTATTGAAAAATACAAGGAATACACCGAGCTTGAAACACTCACCGCTGAGATTGCAAACGATGTGGTAAAGCGAGTGACGGTTTACAAGGACGGCGGCATTGAAATCGAACTTGCCCTGCGCGATGAACTGGATGAGCTGCTGACCTGCCTTGAAACGGTGGATGCAGCATCTTGACCTTCTGAATTGTAAACAAATCTCAAAATTCTTTAGTCCTTACTTGACAGCGGCTGATGAAGGAATAAGCGGAACAAAGCTGAAAAACAGAACAGCATTTAAGCTTATGATGAAAGAGGCTGAAAACGGATGTTTTGATATTTTGTTTGTTAAGGATATTTCCCGTTTTGCGAGAAAT